AACCCTGCGAAATTTTATTGCTATTGGCGATGACGGCGTACCCTTATTCAGGGCCAAGGTCAACGGGCAAGACAAGCTCATTTCTATGGAAAGAGCCCAGCAGCAGTTGCAGAAGCACGAAGCGGCCGACATACGGCTACAGCAGGCTTCAGAAGCAACGAGACAGTCTCAGGAGCGATTGGCCGAGGTACAGCGACGTGAAGCTGCCCTTACCCAGCGCCCCGCACAAGCACCACCATCCGTAACCTCGGACGTGGACGACAAAGCGGTTGAACAAGAAGCCGCAAATCTCTCGAAGGTTCTCTTAAACGGGACCCCCGACGAGATCACTACTGCCTTAACCGGTGTTTTGAAGAGAACTCGCCAGGCTCCAACGCCCGCGATCGATCGGAGAGCGCTTGTAAACGAGGCAGTGGTAACAGTAAAGCAAGAACTCGCCGTAGACGGTCATAATAAATCGTTGGCGAAAGGATACAGTGAAGCGACTTCGGCTTACCCCGAAATTTTTGCTGATCCTAACTTGTACACTTTCGCAGACAATCTCTCTACCATGATCGCCAAAGAGAGTCCAGAGCTTACTCCGGACCAGGTGATCATGGAAGCAGGCAAGCGCACTCGCGCGTGGGTAGCTTCGCTGAAAGGCGAAAAACCAGCTGCCGCCGTGGATACGACTGTAGTGTCTGAAAGTCGTCGCGTCGCAAACAAACAACAATTACGCCCGGTTCCACCAGCGCGCATAGCTCGAGCCCCCGCGGCAGAAGCAGCACAGCAGGAAACCCCGCAATCCATCTTGGCTGAAATGAAAGCAGCGAGAGGACAAGCAGCGTAAAACACTAGCAACATCATGAGGTTAATAGCATGGTAGGTCAACTTTGGGGAACAAACTCCCTCGGCGGCTTTATGTGGTCGCCAAATCTGAGCCGCAAGCTGCGCACTGCGCTGCAGCCGATGGTTCGGTTTCGTCAATTCGCGGATGCCAAAGAAGCTTTCGGACTCGGTAAGGGCGATAAGTTCAATTGGAACATCTACAGCGATGTTACATCGGCTGGCGGCACTCTGTCGGAAACACAGGAAATGCCGGAAACCAACTTCACGATCACCCAGGCCAGCCTGACGGTCACGGAGTATGGCAACAGCGTTCCGTTCTCGAAGAAGCTCGATGATCTATCTGAGCAACCCGTTACGGAAATCATCCATAAAGTGCTCAAGAACGACGCCCGCAAGGGTCTCGACACCGCCACGTACAACCAGTTCAACCTGGGCTTGCTGCGTGCGACGTCAACCAGCGCCACCGCGTTTGCGCTCACGACCAACGGAACTCCCGGCGGCTCGCACACGAACGCATTGACGAAAGATCACGTCAAGGGCATTGCTGATCAGTTGGCGGAACGAAATGTTCCGACGTACGACGGCAACAACTATATGGCGATCTTCCGTCCGTTGGCCCTGCGCCAGCTGAAGAACGACCTCGAAGCAGTTCATCAATACACCAGCGAAGGCTGGCACGTGATTATGAACGGCGAAAAGGGTCGTTACGAAGGCATCCGCTTTGTCGAACAGACGAACATTGCCGCTGCGGGTTTCTCGGTTTCGGATCGTGGTTTCTTCTTCGGTAGCGATACCGTGGTCGAAGCGGTTTCGATTCCGGAAGAAATTCGCGGCAAGATTCCGACCGACTTCGGTCGTAGTCGTGGCATCGCGTGGTATGCGAACCTGGGCTTCGGCATCGTCCATACGGACCTCGCCAACCAGCGCATCATCGTGTGGGACAGCTTGACCTAATCTCAGGAGTATCACACAATGAACACTTACGACAATCCAATTTATGTCACCTACGCAGTTGCGGCTGGTGGCCTTAGCGGGGGCGCGGCAACACTGAAGCGCTTCATCGGTCCTGTGGGCCGCACTGGGCACGTCCGAGCACTTACGTACATCGTCACCACTAGTGTGACGGTTGCGGCAGCACTCGTTACGATTGACACTTCGGGAACGGCGGGCGCTTACGGCTCCGTGTCGATTCCGGTGTCTTCGGCGAATGCCGGCGGATCGGCCACCAAAGCGAATCTCGCCGCGGCGGCAGACATTCCGGCTGACACAGTGATTTCCATCAAGACCAACGGTGCATCGACAGCAGGTGCTGCCGACATCACACTCGCGGTCGGCTGGTTCTAATCGGAGGAATTATGGGAAGCAATTACGGCAGGGGCTATACTACTTTCGGCGGAGCCGAAGGGGAAGCCACCAAAGACAAGAGCACGCTGGATGTGGTCACGAGCGAATCCGGGCACAACCCGACTTCGAAGGGTGACAATTCCACCGTCCAACCTAACTTCATGAATGATGGCGATGCTGTCGGCGTGCAGAGCGGGTTGAGTGCAGAAGAAGATTTCGACGCACAGACAGAAGTGGGACCGACGTATAACTACGCCGAAGACCCGATGACCGGCAATTTTATGGAGCGGCCGAATCCGTACGACCAAGACAAGACTGTCTCGGGCAAAGCGGGTCACACCTTCATGATCGATCGCTAACGCGATCCCGCGGCCGGCACGTCTCTAGTAGGCGTTGCTGGCCGCTTTCTTTTTCTGGAGTCACATATGCCCGTAAATTCATTTGCGCGGTCGACTATTTATCCGCCAAATTTCGACTCCGACGTTACGCATTTTCCGCCGCACGAGTTTACCGATGCGCAGTTCAAAGCGCGCTCGAGTATGGCTGACGGCTGCAACGGCCAAATGCCGATCTGCACCAAATTCGATAACCACGAGATCAATGTCGCAAACTGTCTCGCTCCGAAGAGCGAGTTATACGGCGGATTCGATTTGTCTGAAGATGAAGAAGGCGGAAACTCAGGCGAAGCAAAACACTGGATTCGAGGAGCAATTACCAAATGACTGAAGCAGTCGTAAGCAATGTTTTCAATCCGAAGGCCCCACACGAGATCATGTGCGGTGAGCCCGGCGTCATGTTCAAGCAGAACGGACGTTATTTCAATCAAGCCGGCAAGCTTGCTACGCTGGCGCTCCGCGACAAGCGATCGAAAGCGGAGCAAGAGCGCGATGCGCTCGCCGAGCAAGTCAAGGAGCTGCAGACGGAAAATGCGCAGTTGCAAGGCCAGTATTCGAAATTGCTGCTGCAGGTTACGACGCCAGTCGCGCCGGTAGTGCCGTCAGTTGTCGAAGACCCGATCATTGTCGATGGCGCCGCGTTAAAATAAACGGCGCTGCAGGAGACTGCAATGTCGTTACGACTTCGGCGCGATAAGCCGTACGCAGAAATGTTTGGAGAGCCCGGCGTTGCATATTTGCAAGGCGGGAAGTTCTACAACAAACTCGGTTTGTTTGTTCGCGATAGCGAGCTTCCGGATGTACCGGTGCACGTATCCAAGGCGGCCGAAGTGCGCGCTGCGCGATTGGCGACACACAAAGTCGCATTAGAAAAAGCAGCCGCTATGCTCGGTCCTTTTGGGCGCGGCGATCAACAAGAAAAGCTCATGGCTTCCGCAGAGCGAGAAAATCGTATGGCCCTCGCGGCCGAAGAACGGAATTTGTAATGAGCACGTTTCTACAACTAGTTCAAGATTTACATCGAGAATGCGGAGTCTCCGGACCAACGCCACCGACTGTCGTAAATCAGACGGGTGAGTATAAGCGGCTTGTGAACTGGATCAAGAGCGCGGACCTCTACATACAAAACCAGTGGTTTAACTGGAAATTTCTTTTCGCCAATCCAGGTTTCAGTCAAGCCTGCAATCCCGGCAATGCACTTCTTACCGCACCGGCGAATCTCGGTATGTGGGACTTGGATACTTTCCGAATCACCATAGTAGGATCGACATTCCCTGATCCGCTGCCCGCATTCGAATACGAAAATGTCAAAACCGATACTCTCGATACGACGCAAGATATCCCGTGGCGTGTGATCGTCATGCCAGACAACTCATTGAAGTTCGAAGCGGTACCTAATGCCGCGCACATCATCACTGCAGATTATTTCACCACACCAATAGAATTGGCAGTCAACTCGGACGTGTCCGCAATTCCTGTGCGCTTTCATCGCGCTATTTTAGGCCGCGCAATCTGGTTGTATGGCAACTACGAAAAAGCCGATGAACAAATCAAACAAGGCAACGAAATTTACGGCGACGTGATGCCGCAATTAGAGACGTACAGCTTGCCGACGCAGAACTACTCGCGTCGTCGCACCGGCGGAATTTTCGAAGTCATCGGCTCCCAAACGGGTATGACCGGCAACAGCGGATTCCGAAATGGTCGCTTTTAGTCCTGTAGCGACCAAGTACTACTCACTAAACGGGGGATTGGACGTCGTCTCGCCCGCGATCGAGTTGCCATCCGGCT